TGGGTCTTGGTTGTTGACACCAAGAGCATACCAGTCAACGTTAGTCGAACGCACCCAATTGGTCACGAGACCGGAGACGGCACTCGTGAAAGTCGACGGCGTCACACGAACATAACTACTAGCGTCGACTATGCCCGTAACGACAACCTCATATTGAATGGTGTAAGAATAACCATCAGCCGATGTAATGTTACCGCACGAACGAGGGATCAACTTACCGCCAATGGCGTTAATTGATGCCGCTGCCGTCCCAACAAGAGTGGAGGGAAGGTCGATCGTTTGCTTGACGTTCTCAATAGGAAGAACATACCCAGTAGTCAGGGTAGTCGCGGCCGTACCAACAAAAGTGATTGTGTACGTACCGTTCTTCTTGAGATCAAGCCTAGTGGTATTGACGTCCACGACGGTACCCATAAGCCCAGTATCACCTGAGGCCGTATAGGTCGCGGGAATGACAGAATAGCTAGTGGACACCACTGGATTAAATGCGGCTCCTGTCAGCTGAAAGCCAACAACGCCATTGATAGAAGTACCAACGGCAGTAGTGCCATCGCCTTTACTAACGATGGATTTACCCTGGATGTACGTAGGGAGCCCATTGCCACCTAGAACAGGCTTCATGAACTCGATGTCGTAACTAACCCAGATCTCCCCCATAGTGGAACCAGTAGCACCAGGCAGACCAGTAGTTGCCAACTGGAACTTACCATAATCATAAAACCTGCGATCATTGGTGTCAAGGGTTTCGTACGAGGGGTCGCGGACGTAAAGAACGTCCAACCCGGAGTACTTAGGGTCACACTCTATAGCGTGAACCAAGCTCATCGAAGGCTTGGTGGAGACGGCGAACTCGCTATTTTCCATTTCAATCTTACTCACGTAGGACCTGTCGATGGAATTATAGTTGGTCGCCATAATAACGGTGCCTAGTGCACCGCCGGCTGTAATATCGCTACTCATGGTCTTGTAAGCAAAGACCATGCCGTGAATCTTATACTGGCTATACTGCCTAGCCATAGTGGCTAGCCAGGGAAACAGAGTAGGATTAGCCGGATTAATGAGGAACGATTCCAAGCTAAAAGTGCTTGGAGAGTTCGGGACAACAAGGTCCTTGACAAACTCCCTATGCGTGACCCTAATGCTATGGTCATTCTTAACAAACTGAGGTATCATGTCTACCGAGGTGGACACCTTGCTCAACGAGTTAGAGCGCACGGAATAATTCCCGTAGCCGGTTACTGCGGCCAGGCCGGCACCCAGGCCTTTGCCGGCCAAGGCACCTAAGGCGCCATACTTGGCGCCCATCTGGGCTCCCTTCTTCGCGAAGGTGCCCTTGGGTATAGAGCTCAAAGCTTTATCAAGCTTCTGTGCCATACCCCGAAGATTAAAGGTCTGGTAGTCTCCTTTACCCTTAATCTTCCTTCCCCCCATTCTTTTAGCCTGGGGGCGGGCTTTTCTTGATTTGGTCATCTCTAGGGAGAAGAAGCTAGAGTATTGGAGCGAAACTCTAAGTACGCTTCAAACCTCTCGACCAAATCGCGATCTGGATGGTTTTCCATCTCCTTGGACCAGTTAACTTCCGAAGAAACTATGTCACGAGAGATAGTAGTCTCATAAAACATCCTCTCATACGAGGATAAATGAGCCTTCCAGCCTCCTCCAGGCTGTCTACTGAATCCATGCGAACAGAACTCAAAATAATCAGGTCCAAACTGTACGGCATCACGTACAGGGACGTCAAGCTGCTGGTATTTCCACATGAGGGACCCAACTGTAGTAGAGTCCCCAATGTCGAGCTCGGATATTTCTAAGCAATCATCACCGTTAGCTATAGGGATAGACCCGACAGCATAAGCTAATGCGCAACGAAAATTACCATTGGAGGTAGTGGTAAGAAAACCACCGCTTCGCTGAACCTTATTGTCCAGGAACGCGTAAACATCTCCATCAGCCGTTACATATAAATTAGAACATAAAGACATACTCCACCATTGATAGGCATTCTCAAACTGGGCGGCAAAACTGTCATAGTTAACACAGGTTTGTCGCATGACCCAGTAAGTAGCGAGAGTGCCTTCGCCAACAAAATTCATATCCCATCCAGAAATGTCGCTGGATATAGGACCTTTAACGGAAGCTCCAGTAACGTTATTAAATGAAGCTTTATTACCGTCGACTTTGTCACCAACGAAAGTCGCATGCTCGTCGGTGAAACCCATGCCCTTCATGGTATCCATGGCGGGGAAAACATAGGTCTCGGCGTCGGTGAACTCCTGATAAAACCATCTCGTGCAGAGCTGGTCAACCAATGAGGTACTACAAATAGTCCGAGGAAGAGGTTTGTTAACCTTCTGTGCCTGGTTCTTGGGGAAAACATAATCGGGATCCCTCAGTCCCTTAACATACCACAGACGAGGATCTGCCTGACATTCTTCAAAATCTTGCTTAGTCATAGACATGATCTTCACAAGCCGTTCAAAAACAGCCTGCTTTATTGCTTCTCCGTGGCGGAGGAAGATACCTCCGTTGGTTTGACCTCCTGGGAGGAGGTAGTAAGGGAACCCTGGGCCGGCGGAGCGGTTAACCTGTTCACAAAGCAATGGGTACCGCTCTTCAAAGAGCTTGCGGAGGCTTGACCCAGCGCCTTCCAATGCTTCGTGTCCACCTGAGAAATCGCATGGAGCAATTCCGGGGAAAGGCCAACGGTGTCCTGAAGCCCTAGCAGTTTCGCCGACGCATTTAGCTGCGCTTTCGAGGGCTGCCGCAGAGTTGGTACCTCTGCCGATACCACGCCTGGCGTGGCTCTTTGCGAGCGCTCGTTTTGTTGCCTCCTGCGAGAGGTCGGGACAGTAGTATCCTGTCTCAATCCCTGGCCAGTCGGAGGCGAACCTCTGCCAAACCCCCTCAACCCTCCTTTGTCTTCCTTTACGGGCGAATCTGGAGGTTGCTGTGGCGACGAATTCATAATAGGAGCCATCTCCATTGTATTCGCCGGGTTCGGGTTCGCGAAACCTGACATTTGCGAACTCATGGGATATTGTTGTCCCTGGGGTGCAAACCCCATATATGGCTGGCCGTACGGGTAACCTGGATAGAAACCGTGGTTTGGCATCATCATCCTCTGCTGGTGCTGAAGAATGGCATCCGGACTCGCCTGAGCCCACGTGTGAGCCGTATAAGTTGATCCGGGTTGTTCCCACTCCTTGGGCGGAAGTGGCTCCGTCGATTTGACGATCGTCTGAGCGACAAGCTCTTGGGTGATCTCTGTCTTCTCCTGGATAGGAATGGGATTCTTCACCGGTACCGCTAGCCGCGGTCCCGCGGGCTTCTGGGGCGGCGTCGGAAAACCCACATGCTTGACGGTAGGTTCGTCATGCTTGGTTACGTAATCCGGGGCTTTCTCGACGATCTCGAGCAGCATGGGACTGATTGTTTCGTTCTCTAAAAGAGACGCGAGCCAACCGCTCCCATCGAGCTGCGTCGCGAGCTTCTCTTTGGTATTAAAACCACCCTCGCTTTCGAGTATGTCGATAAATAGCTCGATCTCAGACCTAAATGAGGACTTGAGAACTTCGGCTTCGATGCTGGAACCAGGGGTCCCAATCCTCTTAAGCGCTACGAAGCGCTTGAAATAGTCGCGAGCTGAAACCTCGAGCTTCACCTTCGCGGTGGCGATCCTTTGTTCAAGAATCGCTTCGGCTTTCTTACGAGCCTCATCGCGTTTCATCTGAGCGTCAACCTCAGCCTGAGCGGCCTTGAGCTGGTTTTCGAGCTTCTCAGCCTTTCTTTCAGCAAGGTCGAGCTCGAGCGAACGAACGCGCTCCGCCTTCTCGTCGCGAGCGCGCTGGATGCGCTCCGCTTCGAACTGAAGCTGGGCCTCAGTCGCCTTTTTCTTCATAGGCCTCGGGGCGAGAAGCGCTGCCTCGAGGGCAGCTTCAGCCGCTGTAAGCGAAGTCTCAACGCCCGAAAGTTGGGCCTCGAACTCTGAAAAAGGAGGAGGCGGCGACCCGAGGGCAGTGAAGAAGTCTCTCATCACTGGGAACTCGGCCTTGGGGTGATCATCAAGGCCTTCGCGGGTAGGCGGGGCAAGAGCAGACCTGAGGATAGCCTCTAGTCTGGCTCTCATAGTCTCGTGACTGACATGACCGGAGCCATCAGTACCGGCAACAAACCTGCTTCTTTCAGCCCGAGCGCGTTTGTAGTCGCCTTTCGTCCATCCGCCCGCAGAATACATCCTAGCTCCTTTGCCAGGCTTTGATTCGCGGGTAGTGCCTTGGATATCAGAAAGAACCTTGTCAACGGTATCTTTGACAGTAACCATCAGGCCGTCGGGGTTGTATTCTGTGTCAATCTCATCACTGTCGTAAAGTTGATCACGCAGGTAAGGCTGCAAGCCCTCAGCCAACGCGAAATAGTTGGACTTAAGGGCTTGACGAGCTCCAAGGTGGATGCCCGCCCAATAATACTTCGAGTCTTTCGAAATATACAGTCCAGCTCCGCTCGAGCCGGCAACAGTGGTCGCGGAGTGAGCTCCGTGATTCCAATTGTTGGTAATACGCTCAAGGGCGTAGCCGTGGGACTTGAAGATCTTATCATCAACTATACTAGTGATGTTAAGAATATTCCCAGGGCCTTCCGGAGTGATCCAGGCATTGTTGTCAGAGCAACACATCTCGGCGGGTATCAGAGTTGGATAGCCGAGTCCGCTAGCGCGAGCTAGCTGGCCGCAATCAGCACGCCAAAAAGCGACATCCGTGTCGTCATCATGAGCGTGCGGGGTGCGCAGGAGGCGCGTCGGAAGAGGCTCGAAGCGCTGGACTCCGAATTTCTTGTGCGAGTTTTTCGCAGAGAAATGAGTGGCGTGTTGAGTCCCGTGGGCGGAACCAGACAGCAGGGTCTCGATCGTCCCATCTTTCGTCTTGTTCTTGATAACGCTGCCAGAGCTGACCATTTGCATGATCGTAGGATCAAGCCACTTCTTCCCTTTCGAAGGAAGCCCTCCGTTCTCGACAACATAAAATATTATCTCAGAGCGTATAAGAGGGTCGTCAACAGACGTAATGGGTGTGAACTTGCTCTTTGGGCAGGCCATTTCAATTATCCTATCAGGCAGGATGTGAACACCTTCAGTCTCCGATGGTTCGGGATCCACAGCAATACAATACCTCCGGCTCCTAAGACGGAATCGAAGTAAATCGCGGAATTTTGCTTGGAAAACATATAAGTAACACCAGTAGGCATTACTCATGAACCTGGCGAACAGACGATAATAGCTATTACAAAAAGCATCGACGAGGTAAGCCATAGAGAATATAAGGTATATAGTAGCGTTCATAAGAACAACCAAACCAAACGCGGCGGCAATGAGCAATGCTATCACCGAAAAGCGTCCAGAATCTGACACTTGGTCAGGGAGCCTGTCGTAATAATCTTCGGCAATGTCCTGTACAGCCTTCCGATCGGTCGGAATACCGTAATAGCGGAATGCGCGAGAAATAGCCTCACCGAAATCCTTTAGAGGATCCGGGTTGGGAGGAGTCTCGGCAAGAACTCCCCACTCGTGAAGAGGAAGAGGTGCCGGAAGATCGAACGAGTAGTTATACCCGTCAACGTCGCATTTCGGGGGCCGCGCCAGGCTTGCCCGAAACTCCGCGATGCTCCTAGCTCCGCTGTAAGCTTGACGTCCGATATGTTGATTCTCGGAAATGAAGCTCTGCAGCTCGCCGGGGACAAAGTCCTGGTAGACAAAAGCGTCCGCGGCGCCAGCGCCAACAGCATAAAGCGTGGCAGCTAGCATAAGGGGTGCGAAGCGCGAGTTGTAGCGCTTCGAACGAATACCAGCAGGCTTGTTAAGCTCGCCGGTGTATGTCCTGTGCTCCCACATAAGTGGAGCGAGGTTGCCATCGCCAGAATAATCGACGGCGGTGTCGAAAACCTCGTTGTTCACGATCATTTGAACACCAATGCCTTTTGTGGTATGCATGGAGTCCATGATCGGATATATCTTCGTCAGATCAACGCCTCGCCTGGCCGTACCAGTTGAGAAAACCGGTCCGGCCTGATCAAGCCAGTGAACCGGCTCGCGCAAGGCGTATTCGTCCGACAGAGGACAGGGCAGCTCTTTCTCGAACATACGAGTCGCCCATTCAGCGCAAACCTGTTCGTAACCATAGTTGCGCCTATTTTCGACACCGGAAGCCTTACCGCAGTACTCGAACTGCTCTTGAAGCATGACTTCGGCCCTGTAACGTACACGATCGGACATAATGATGTCATCGTCGTAGACACAGTATGGGTCGACGGTGTAGTTGCCGACGGGGTAGCCACAGGGGGCAACACAATCTTTGCAACCGCAGTACCAAGAATCGACGTCTGGGTCGTGTTTCGGTGGTACGATATCTGGCCACGCGATGAAAT